GCAGATGATAGCCGATGAAGCTAAACCTGCTCTTCAGCAACTTTTAAATGACCCCGAACTTCAACAACAAGCTTGGGATGCCCTTGCCACAAAGGCTCGGAAGGAGTGGGAGAATGTTTGTAATGACACCTACTCTTTTGCAACAGAAAATCCCGCTGTTGTGATTGGATGTTCCAGTTTGATAGCAAGTGGTTTTGCTACTGGAATTACAGCTGCTGTTGGAGATTCAGAGGATGTTGCTATGGTTGGAGTTATTTCAACTGCTCTCTCTGGGTCTTTGGCCGCTTCTGCTTTTATATTGAATCGTCAAGGTGTTGATATGACATCCTATGCGAATGTTGCAACTTTGGCTGGTACCGTTCTTGGGTCCGCTGCTTTTATGTTGACAATCCGTGAAATTGTTAAGCGAACAAAGGCTTATATTGATGAGTGTGAGAACCCTTTGGTTCCTGAAGCAAAAGAAGTTCCAACCAGTTTGGGACTTGTTTCTGAACTGGCATGTCGAGTTGGTGTTTTTGCTGCACTTATTGGTCTTGTTTGTGGTGATGTTAAAGGATTGCGAAGCGTTGTGTCCGCATGGCGTGATATTCGTTGGAGTTTTGAAGAACTCGGAAAAGTCTATCATGAAAGCGATTTGAATGTTCTTGGTATTAAAGACATGGAAGAGGAAATTAAGGAAGCTGAGGAGAATAAACCCGATGATGGTCTCCTAGAAGCATCCACTATTGCTCTTTACCGTGTTATTGAAACCGCTAAGAAAAATGCGATTGCACGAAAAGCTCTAGCCAATGCCTGTGAAAATCTTGTTGATGATAATGATTCTGAGAATTTCTTTGGTTATTACCCCATTGCTAAACATGGGGGTTTAAATGCTGAGGCTGATGAAATGAATGCTGACCACTTTAATGCTTTTGTTGCTTGTGAGCGTGTGGCTTGGCTTGATGGCCCTGCTCTTTCAGATATGAAGGCCTTAGTTAAAGCTGGACTTGTTATTTGTTTGAATGACGAGACCGCTGAATACTTTGGTACTGATGAAGCCAGATTATGGCCTAAACAAAAGAAATGTTGTGTGATGTTCATGAGTGCTACTAAGATTGAACCCGTCATGGAATCTAAGCTCCTCTCAATTGCGAAGATGGGTGAGAAGATTCAAACGTACGTTAAGGAAAATAAAACTCAATGTATTGTAGGTGGATTTGTTTTTGCATCTATTTGCACTGCTGCAGTTGCTGGTCTCCTTTATCAGTATAATGATAAGGTGAAGATAGCTATTGCTGGAACAGTGTGTGAAGTTGCCACCCCTGTAATTGAGTATAAGGCTCCTTGGAAGCGAAACCCTAAGAATGAGGCGGGTGTTGAATACACCGACGCTGAGATGAAAGTTTTTAGAGAAGATGGAACTCTACCCCCTCTTGATAGTGGTGTTAGTCAGAGTCGTTCTTCTTTTGGTTTTGTATCCTTTCCTATTGCAAGTTATGACAATGTGTTTAAGAACACTAGTTTTCGTAAGATGTATGTGGAGGAGTGCTTTTTATTGTTTGCGTCCTACCAAAATGAAGGTGGGAAGAGATCTCAGAAGAATAAATCTTCCGGTGATCGGGCCAAAGACAATCAGCGTGAATTTGCTAAAGAACGTGCTGCTCTCGATTTTAAAGAGATGCGTGAACAAGTACGAGATGCTAGGACTGATTTTGACCGTGAACAAATTGATGATTGGTTATCCCAGCGTGATTTGATAGAAGATCAGATGCTTGAAATTGAAAAGCATGGATCGATTGCGCAGAAGGATGTTTATGACCAACTTGATAAGGAATACAGAAAATTGTCGTGGAATATTTTTAATATGTATGATATGTATCAACGTACTGAAAATGTGTCTAAGGTTACTGCAGAAGCTAAACCTGTGATTGAAAGACGTAGGGACCTTGATGTTCCAGCCTTTTGTCCTGTTGTCTGTCTTGAAGACAAAGGTAAAGCGGAGGTTTTGAATGAGAAGAAAGTTAATAGTGTAAAAGGTTTTGCACCTAGTGTAATTCCTCTTTTTTCTCAAGGTTCTCCGACCGTTTTACCAATAATTAGTGTTAATCCTCAACCAGTTTGGGTTCAACCTGTTGC